TGTCAGTCCGACTCGGTACTTGGCATCGTGACACTTAGTGAGAATACCTGTCAGACTTTTCGCCTTATATAAATGTGCTTCATCACCTATGATGACATCAAATCTCTTAAAAAACTTGCGTGGTTCCTTATAAATGCTCTGCCATGTGCTGATTACTATAGGATGATCTGTATATTTTTCTACTCCTGCCTTAATTTTATATACTTGCTTACCTCCCCAACCATAATCCTTAAAGTCTTTCGCCATTTGTTCTACCAAGCTGACAGTAGGTACAATGATTAGTGTGTTTCTATTCCAACCATCCAAGTGCCAACGCACTATTGCATATATGATTAGGGATTTCCCCGATCCTGTGGGTGAGAGTAGTAACTTGCGATTATGTCTAAGTGCCTGATAAATTGCTCGTAGTTGATAGTCTCTTGCTTTAAAAGGAATGTTGAGAGATCTAACGTACCCCGCAATAGCCTCAGGTGATACGATAGGTTCAGTCTCATCTGGTCTTCCATAGTTGTCATTCTCCTCTATGTCAAATTCATATCCTCTAGTCTCCAAAAAATCAGTAACATAATCAAAAAGACCCGCATATATTTCACCAGTAGCAGGTGAGTATAAGCGGATCTTACCATCCCATTTCCATTTTTGGTACTGTGGCATGTACTTAGCACCAGGAACCTCAAACTGGAAGTATTCACTCAGTTCCTTATGGACATGCGGTTCTGCAGTTACCTTAAGGTAAACCTCGTTCTTCTTTTTTATAACAGTCATCAATAGTTCTCATACTTTCGGAGCTCGATAACGTTTTTAATTTGGAATCCTCGATTAGAGCACTGCCTAAGAACGTTCTCTAAATAATTTATACAAGTTTCGAGGTAGTCACATTTCTGCTTGGTTCTGATGTACTCATCGTCTGCCCAGATGTATGTGTTAAGGTCACCTTTAAGTACCTTATAGTTAAAAGGTCTCTCAGCGTATACCTTTGCAGGTGCTTTACCAGAATAGTACTCGAACTTCTCCTTGTACATCCTTTTATTCTTAGCTTCAGCGTCTGATAATAATAATCTGAACTGTGACCAGATGTTTAAATATTTTTCATGGATAACTGTGACCTTAAAGTTCTCTGTGTCTAGGTCATTTGTGTCAATTTTGCAGTCTTCTAACCATGATGCACGAATATCATCAAGATTCATTTTAATTGTGTCTTACGTACTCCGTAGGTATCCTGTATATCATACACCGCATATCTAAAACTTGCTTGTGCTACAGCATACTCACTACCATCTATTGTAGCATTAAATTCCAGTGCTGACAAGGACACTGGGTACATATCTTTAAAAGTTACGAAGAAATTAGTCTGAAAATTACTGTTTAGTACTGCTAAAGATCCATCTGAACGTACACTACCATCATTACCTACACCAATTTTCTCCTGTGATGCCTGTACTAGTTTATCTCTCTCAATAAATTTCTCACCAATACTTAAACCTCTCATCCAGTTGTGAATGATTAAATAATTTTCTAGATCCTCATCGATTAAGAAGTTTATATTGAGTGGTTCATATGTTAGACCATGAGAGTCAAACGGTATAGGTCTACCGAAGATAGTAGGTTGATTTACCTCACCAACTGTGATGCCAGGAATATTACATGTCTGCGAAAAGTAAGTCACCTTAGGAAAATCCGCTAAGATAAACTTAAATCCTATGGGTGATAGGAAGTTTCTATTCTCTATCTGCCCCTGCCATGTTTGTATGTCTGCCATTACTCTACAGTATCATCCGTACTATTTAGTTCCTTCATCACATCGTCATGGTCTTGTGCTGCTCTCTTGTATGCATCATAGAAGAGTTCCATGTCATCTAGTCCCTTTACTACAGAGGGTTTGGAGACAAAAGTTGTTGTTGGTTTCTCTTCTTTATCCCATATCTCATGTATTTTATTGACATCAGCGTCTACAGTTCTCATTTCATTGTGGATTTTAGTCTCTATCCACTGTTCTTTGAGTGCAGATATCAATCCTAGCACCAAAAAAGAGATAGGAAAACGTTGTTTTTTCGCCCATCTCTCTGCTTTAGCATACCAAGGATCAGTTCCTTTGCCAAATTGTTTTTCGAATTCTATCATCTTCTTCTCCTCCTCCTCTTTTTCTTTGTAAACAACTGAAAGATAGGTCTAATCAAAAACAGATCTAGCACCTCAATGAGGAACACAAATCCTAAGAATATTACTACTCCTGCTAAAACTATAGGTTCTAATATCTTGTTCATACTCTTACGATAATGTCACCGTCTCCTTCGTCGTCATCCTCATCATCTTCCTCTTCGATAAGTTCTTCTATACGTGACTGTAAGGATTCGTGTAGTGGATCTTGTATTGGTGGGATCTGTGTGAAGTTTGCTACCATCAACTCATCACCATTCTTCACCTCTTTCATCTCAGGGTGCACCTTAGTAGGTGTGTAGGTCTCCATAACCTTACCATAACTCTGATCAAATGCTTTCCATCCCTGCCACATTAACTTAAATGCGTTATATATCAAGAATAAAAATGCAATACCAAATAGATAACTCAATACAATCTGCTCCCAACCTTAGGAATTTTTGTTAGTCCTTCTTTTATATATGGAAGAACTTCACCTTTGACTTGTTCTGTAACTTTATCAATTATATTTACATCTATATGCATGAATGGTGGTATAATACCAAGTATACGTAGCAATCCATCTACAAACAGTGCGAGTGTAGTGAATCCTAGTATCATAGAGATGACAGTAGCGTCTCTGTTATGCTTACGCATTGACTCTTCATCAATCGCTCGTGCTTCAGCAACTGCTTTCTCTACTGCTTTTGCAATTAGTTCATCTACTTCCTTCTTGGTGTAGAACGTACCAATCACAGGGAAATCGTGTCTGTCCATAATCTTATTTAGAGCATAGCATAAAAAAAGACCCCTGTAAAGGGGTCTTCGTGTGTGTATCGTGATGAACGATTTACATTAGGTTGTCAACAAGAACTCTTCTGTAGTATCTGTTCTTGTTAGGATCAAGATCTCCACCGCCTTGGTCAGTGCCTTCCGCAAATGGGTTAGCAACCATACCGTAACGAGTCTTAAAGCCAATTTTTGGTTGGAATGTATCCTGACCAACGGCTCTGACCATTTGGAGTGGAACGTAAGGACAGTAGAACAGTCCTGCGTCGTATGCAGATGAACCTTTGTATCCTGCAACGTAGAAGTGTCTGTCACTTACGTTTGCTGAATAAGGATCAACGTATACCTTGATTCTTCCGTTTAATGTACCAGCTAGTGTGCTGCTGTTATCATCAGGAAGTAAGTTTGAGTTACCAGCTAGAGCAGGAGTGTAATCTAGGACACCTGCCATAGAAAGTGCTGATGCTACGTCAGCAGAACATATTAGAATGTTCCCCTTTCCACGACGAGTTTCATGCCCGATTGCGTTCATGTCTCTTTCGATCTGGAATAGAAGACCTTTAAACTTCTCAACTGACCATCTACCGTTGGAGTCAACGTCTAGGTCAAATATTCCTGCAGTTGCTGTGTTGTTCTGAGCACCAGGTCTTGCAACCTTGTATACAGATCTTACAACTTCACGGTTGATTTCAGCAAGAACCTCTGTTGAGAGGATGTTTGCTAGTTCAGACTCAGCGTCTAAACCGTGAACTGCCTTAAGGTCTTGTGCTAGTTCTAAACTGTACTCAGCTTTGAGTGCTCTGGACTTAGCAGTCACAGTAACTTTCTCAATACTGAAGTTCATTTCAGCGAACTGGTTACCAGATGCATCACCTAATGCTTCAGCTTCTGCTGTAGGCATTCCGTCTGATGTATTGTATGTACCAGATGCGTTTAGAAGTCCTGGGTTAGATCCAGACTGTGCTGTTCTACCTAGGTCGCTAGCTGCGTTCTCTGCTGAGAACTCGGAATCTGCTTCGTTAAAGAACGCTTCAGTTCCTGCTGTACGGTTAGTACCGTAACGTGATCTCATTGCGAAGATAAGTCCAGTAGGACCTGTCATTGGTTGTACACCTGCAATGTCATAAGCAATAAGCTTAGGCATTGATCTTCTGATTAATGAGATTAAAACTGGGTCAAAACCTGCTACAGGACCAGTTGCAGTAGATGAACCACTGAAACCTGCTGTACCTGCAGACATTGTTGGTGATGCTTCATTAAGCACACCTGCTTCTTCCCTTAAAAATCTTTCTTGGTTTTCTAACAGGACAGAGGTAACTGCCTTTCTATATCCGTCTTTGATATCATCTATCTCAGAGTGATCTAAAATGGGTTTCCACTTTTCCTGCAATGATTCTGAATTAAACATTGCTTGTTTTAAAAAAAGTTAATTGATTACAAAATTCTCACGTATTAGTTGCCCCAACGTGATAATGCATTTACGTAGTGAGACATTGCGTCACCAGTAGCACCATTATCTCCCTCAATTGTTACTTCATCGGATTTCTCCTCAGCAGCAGCAGGTTTGGTAGAGAAATAAGACTCTTTAAGAGTACCTACTTTCTCACGGAAGGCTTCTTCATTCTCGAACTCAACAGCTTCTGCAAGAGAGTGTAACTTCTCCTTCTGAGAGATGGAGAGTCCCTCGCTCAGCTCGTTCACGATCCCATTCTTGATATAATTGCCGACCTCGTTAGATAGTCCGACATTCTCTTCGATTTGTTCGTTGAGTTTAGTTTCCATAGTATCGAGTTGCTTAGTCATTTCGTCAACTAAGTCAACTTTTTCGTCGGGAAGATCAATGAAATTCTCGACAAAAACCTGTTTGAGTCCAGACATGACAGATTCTGCCATCTCAGTCTTAATTCCGTGCTCGATTGCGAGTTCGTTATTCTTAACCCACTGCTCTACGTGGTACTTAAGAGTCTCGTCAACCTTTTCTGCAAGCTCGGTCTTAATAGTCTCGACTTCTTCGTCTAGGACTTTTGCATAATCAGTATGCATACGTTCTAGTTCTTCGTTTATTTTGGAGATAACTGCTGCTTCGAAAATTGTTTTCGCTTTCTCCTTAAACTCTTCAGAAAGATCTTCTCCTTCAGTAAGAGCAGCAACATCAGATGATAAATCGATTTCGATTGTTTCTGTTGTATCATCTTCGGCAATAACTTCACCTTCAGGTTCGTGACCTGCCTTTACATCACCTGCAGTGCTAAACTCTGCCTTCTGTGCTGATGCATCAGATGGTTTTGTTTGTGGAGGTGTTGCTGTTGGTCCGCCACCAGTCTTGTACTTATTGGATTCGTCGTCTGGTTTAGAATTAAATGGAGTAGGTCCACCTAAATCCTGTACACCTTGACCAGGAGTTCCAGTTTCAGATTTTGGCATAGGATCGCCAGGTTTCGCATTCTTAGTGACTGCGTTTTCATCAAGATTGTCTTTTTCCTTAGACATGTTGTCTCCTCGAATATACAAATAAGGTTATTGCTATAGTTATTTAGACATTATAGACTTTTTAAGAACGCATCAAATGCGGAAACGTTCCTTTCAGCAAGTTGAGTACGTGATGCAGAGTTAATTCTGTCCTTGATTGTCTCCAATCTTTGCTCAGAAACACCGCTACCACTCCAAATCCATTCTTTCCCTTCCATGATTCCATTTACGAAAGCATCAGGTGCTGATGGATCTGCAACGATATCTGCTGCAGTTGCTAGTATAAAGTCATCGCAAACAACTTTACAACCGTTTTGTTCTTTGATAGAACCTAGGCCACGTGATGAGACTCCTAGTTTGATGCCTTCATCAAGTAGTTCTCTCGTAACACGACCCATAGGAGTGTCAAGAATCCGTGCTTTACCCACGAAATTATTTCCACTTTCTTTAAGGGATGTGATAAGGTGTGATACCCTGTCCAAGTTAATTGTTGGACCTTCTGGATGACCTAACTCACCCATTGCACGACCTTTTTGTATGTAATTTTCGTTGTACTTCTGTACTTCTCTACCTAGAGTTTCCAGTGGATACATACGTCCATTACGATTTTTGATCGCACCTTGTAGGAATACACCTTCGATATAAGTTCTTTTCTTAGAACCTTTACCCTCGGTGATTACCTTAGTATCATCAATTTGTTCCGTTATCAGTAGCATCAGGTGTTACCTCAGTTTCAGCAGTTGTTGTTTCCGCACTATCTTCAGGCTCAACTTCAGTCTCAGCAGGATCGGGTGGTGTAAACATTCTAGATCCAACGTCTTTTTTCATTGCATCTATACTGTCTACAGCAAGCTCTTTCATGCGAGAATCAACGTAATCGCTCAGGTCTTTTTGACCTGCGAATACGGAATTAACAATATCAAGTGAGTGTTGTGAAGGCATAATGTTGTTCTCTATACTTATTATTTAGATATCTCCCTTTTTATAATCCTTAGGATCCATAGTTGGCTCCTCTTCTACTGGTTCTGGTTCGGGAGGCATCGCTGCCATTTCCATCTGTTGTTTCTCTAACTGAGCAAGCTCCGCAGGAGGTACAACTAGTCCAGCCTTGATCTCATTCGCCATTTGTTCGTCTATTTCACCGAACTCAGCATCAGTTTGCTTAAGTATATAGCGACGCATATACTCTAAACTGAAGTACTTACCGACAAAAGGATCCATCTGTTGCATGAGACCCATCCTCTCATTCATTACTTCCTTCTCTTTCATTTCAGAGAAATAGTTGTCAGCAATGAAACTATATTGGATGTGCTCTTTAAACTCATCCCACTCATCGATACTTATAACACCCTTCAGTATTAACTGTGTCTTGAGTAGATCGTTAAAGAGATCAGTAAACTTCTTACGCAGTCTAACGATAAACTTCTGGAACTTAACTTCGTCCCTTGTTATCTCTGCACTACGTCCAATGTTAAATGAGGATTCAGATTCTAATCTGGACTCAGGTACATTGAGTGAACGGTATAATTTCTTTTGGAAATACTTTACGTCCTCTAGTTCACCTAGATTCTGTCCGCCAGGTAGAGTTGTTATTTCAGTTCCTCTACCACCTTCACGTCTAGGTAACCAGAAGTCTTCTAGCATAGACATGAATTTCTTGTCGTCTCTTATCTCACCAGTGTCAGCATTATATACTAACTTGTTTCTATAGCGGGACATAACCTCACGGAGGTATTGTTCTGCTTTTTGCTTAGGAAGATTACCTACATCGATGTAGAAAATTCTCCTTTCTGGTGCACGAGACAATCTATATATAACCAAACTGTCCTCAATCATTCTAAGTTGATTAAGTGCTTTGATTGCTTTATGTAGATGAGAAAGAACATAGTTCCTCTGCATATCCATTTGTCCTGAGTGAACATATGTGATTGCGTCAGGTGCAATTCTTACTCCGTTGTTCTCATATCCCTTAAGTCCTTTGGGTGAGTAGATGTAATACTCAATTGACTTAGGTACTAAAGTTGATACTTCTGGATCTATGACTGCTTGTCTATCCTTAGGTTTATCAAACTCTATAACTTTTTTAATTTTACGAGGGTCAATGTATCTTAATTCTGTGATTCCTTGTGCAGGATCATCTACATTGATCATCTTATGATAGAATAATCTACCATCTATGTACCATCTTCTGAATATATCATACGCTTTCCTATCAAAATCTAATAGAACTAAGACGTTTTCGAACTCCTGTCGTATAACATTCTTTAGATTCTGAGAAACTTTTAGGTTTTGTAGATCTATATCTACAGGGTGATCATTAAGATCTCCTGCTATTGCTTCGTTTACTACGTCGTTGATTGCAGAGTCTGCTTCTGGATGAAGAGACATTTCTCTATAACGACCAATAAGATCAGCTTCGCTTGCTTTATTAGCAGCGTCACCCATCTCTACATACTGACCGAAATAACCACCTGCAACTATTGGACTCGCAGCATCTTCTGATTCCTTACGCACAAAAGAAGGCTCGGTACTCTTCGTACCCTTAGCCTTCTTTCTGTCTAATGAATAACCAAATAATTGAGACATCAATATTCCCGTTTACTGTATCATAACATATTTATCAAGTTTTGACTACTACCTACTGAGTGTTAGCAGTATTCGCCATGTTCACTGGTGTCCAGTATTGTACTTGGAACTCTACAGTATACTCTTCTGGAGTATCATTGCTTTCCCAATCTAGATCGATTGCGGAAATATTTGATGGCCAGATTGATTCGAAATGGTACTCTTTTGATTTAACACCCTTTCTGTTAAACTGCTGAACTCTAGCATCTGTCTGGTAACTACCAATGTTAGTACTACCTGAGATGTTAAGTCTATAGTCTTGGATTGCTGCTGCCCATGCTTCGAACTGTCTACGGAGTCTGAACTCTTCGTCGTTTAGAACTGTGATAGTCCATGGTTCGAATGTTCTGTCTCCTGCAATCTTAAGCTGTCTTCCTCTGAAAGGAACGTTGACTACACCTATTGTAGATGCAGGTAACTGTGCTGCTTTGATCATAAAGGAACTGAGCTCAGATCCATTATTCTCATTAAATGACGGAGCTTTATCAGCGTCATCTTGTGTATTAGCACCTGCGGATATAGTTCCGTCAGACCCTAAAGAAGGGAATGCTAATTGGACTTGGAACAGATTGGGGCGTGCTAGCTCACCAATCTGGGTTCTAAAGTCTAATATACTTTTAGTAAGTTTCTTGTCTGCCATTGATTTTTCCTAACGGGAATTAAGATACGATTTCAGCAAACGAAGCACCTGTCCTCGTAGCTGTGAACTGTAGTGTAATGAAGTTGATTGATCTTGTAGGTTTTACAAAGATCTCAGCGAAGAACTCTCCTCTATCAACTGCATCTGCAGGGTTGTTTGTCTCATCACACACAACCAAGAAGTCTACAACACCACGTCTTGCCTGAACACCTCTAAGGTAAGGAATAACTAGATTCTTAAATCCTTGTCTGGTGAACTCATCATTCATTTCGAAGAGTTGTGACTTAGCAGCAACTGAGATTGCTCTCT